TTCGCCCAGGAACTGATCTCGGGCAAGGCCAAGGCAAACGGGCAGGTCGGTAAAACGATTTTCCAGAAGGCCATGAGTGGTGACACCACGGCCATGATCTGGTGGTCAAAGACCCAGATGCGCTGGAAGGAAGTGCAGCAGCACGAGATCACCGGCGCTGATGGCGCACCGATTCAGTCGGTCACAAAGATCGAACTGATTGCCAAGACCGAATGACCACCGCCCAGGTCCAGTTACCGCGCAAAATCCTCCAAGTATTCGACAAGCCCAGGGGGGATTACCTATACCGTGGCGTCTACGGCGGTCGGGGATCGGGCAAGTCATTCAGCATGGCCCTCATGGCGGCCATCTGGGGCTTCGTAGAACCACTGCGCGTGCTGTGTACCCGTGAGCTACAGGTCAGCATCAAGGAGTCATTCCACGCCGAGCTAAAGGCAGCCATTGCCGCTTACCCGTGGCTGTCTGCCCACTACGACGTCGGCGTGGACTACCTGCGCGGTCGCAACGGCACGGAGTTCTTGTTCCGTGGTCTGCGCAACAACATTACGGCAGTCAAGTCCACGGCCAAGATCGACCTGACCATTGTCGAAGAGGCCGAGGATGTACCCGAGTCGGCCTGGGTGGATCTGGAGCCTACAGTCTTCCGCCAGCCCAAGGCCGAGATGTGGATTATCTGGAACCCGCGCCTTGACGGCAGCCCCGTCGATACCAGGTTCCGCAAGCACAAGCCCGAGCGGTCCAACATCCTGGAGATCAACTGGCAGGACAACCCGTTCTTCCCGCCAGAACTGGACGAGCTGCGCCGACGTCAGCAGTCGCTCATGGATCCCGCCACCTATGCCCATGTCTGGGATGGCGCATACCTCACGAACAGCGATGCTCAGGTGCTGGCCGGCAAGGTGACCGTGCGCGACTTCGAGGCCGGCGGCCCAGGCTGGGATGGACCGTACTACGGCCTGGATTTCGGCTTTGCTCAAGACCCGACCGCCGCAGTCCGATGCTGGATCAAGGACGGACGCCTTTGGGTGGACTACGAGGCACAATCCAGGAGCCTCGAAATCGACGCTACAGCCGATTTCCTGACCCGGCTGATACCAGGGGTGCAGCAGCACACGATGCGGGCCGATAGCGCCCGTCCTGAGTCCATCAGCTACCTTCAGCGCCACGGCCTGCCGCGCGTCGTGCCCGTACCCAAGTGGTCGGGCAGCATCAACGACGGTATCGCTCACCTTCGCAGCTACGCCGAGATCGTGATCCATCCCCGGTGCGATCATCTGATCAAGGAAACCCGGCTTTACAGCTACCGAGTGGACCGGCTGACTGGCGACATCATGCCCGACGTCGTGGACTCGTGGAACCACGGCATCGATGCGCTGCGCTACGCCCTTGCTCCACTGATCCGCAAGCGTGACTCAGGCGCAGCCACGGTTAAGATCCAGGGGCTATGACACCCGCCGAGCAGCAGAAACTTCTAGCCTCCCTCGGCGCGGATGTCGAGGCCGAGGTGCTGGCGGCCTACAACCGCGCGATGGAAATCATGCGCCGAGGCACTGCGCCGCGCGACGCCATCCAGCAGGTCATGGACAGCTTCACCGGGCAATATGCCGGCCTGATGTCCGAGGCACTGTCTGCCGTGTTGCAGCAGAGCGTCGGCACCGCCTCGGTGCTGGCCATCCAGGTGGGCGAGGTTGCGCTATCTCGCCGCCTGTACGCTGAGGCGCAGAGCGTGTCCAACACCGTGCAGGGCATCGTGCAGCGCCACGTAGCAGGCATGCAGGACGCCCGACGCTTGGCGCTGAAGTTGTTCGAGGGCTACGGCTTTCGTGAGCCTGACGCCGAGCCGCTCCAGATCAGCCGGCGCAACCGGGATCTGCCCAAGTACTTGCGCGAGGCCATCCTGACCGACGACAAGCTCGAACGCGAGGTCGCCAAGGCGATGGCCAAGATCCAGGTGGATGGTCTATCCACGCCTGCCCTCAGAGCGGCCTATAACGGCGTCCTGGAGGCTCTGGACGGCCTGGATGAAGGTGTGGCTAGGGATGTCCTGGAAAAACGGCTCAAAGTCGCGTTTTTCGAGCGCACGCGCTACTTCGCCGAGCGCATCGCCCGCACCGAGTTGCACAAGGCATACGCAGAGCGCGAAGCCAGCATTCTGTTGGACGACGAGGAGATTGAGTACGTCCAGATCCGTCGCAGCAGGACGGGCAAGGCCCCTTGCATCTGCTCACTCATCACGGGTCGCGATCAGTACGGCCTGGGGCCTGGGGTCTACCCCAAGGCGGTCGCGCCGAATCCGCCGTTCCACCCGTTCTGCCGCTGTATAAGCGCACCACGCCTGGATCTGACGGGCCGCAAGACACCGCAGCAGAAGGAAGACGCCGACCGCTACTTCTTGCGCCGCTTGAGCCGGCCCGTTGCCGCTGAGGTTGCCGGCAGCAAGGCCAAGTTGCAGCGCATCCTGGACGGCGAGGCGGCGCTGGACGTCGCCAACGAGTCCAAGGATCCGGCCTACCGCATCATCAACCTGGAGCAAGCTGCAAGTGCCTATTCCACAACCGCAGGCTGACGAGGATCGCGATCAGTTCATCGCACGCTGCATGGCCAATCCGACCATGCGCGAAGACTTCAGCAACGTCGGCCAAAGGGCTGCGGTGTGCTACGAGCAGTGGCGCGAGGCCAAGGACGAGCCTAGCCCTCAAGAAAGCAGCGGATCGACATAAGTTTGTAGGCGTCCAGGCGATCCTCGTCCGTGATCGTCTCGACGTATCGGCCTTGCAGGGTCTTAAGCTTGGCCAGGATGGCGGCCTCAAGCTCGAAAAGCTGGGCGTATACGGTCTCCAGCCCTTCGGAGTTCGCCACCGGCACGCCGAAGTAGATGAACGTCTCCGACGACCTGTTGCCGTATGGGCGACCGGGCGTGATGCGGAACGGCACCAGTCGAATAAGCGGGTAATCCTCGGGCGAAATGTTCGGCTCCAGGCCGATCTTGCACGACGCCACGCCAGGGATGGTGGCAAACGCATCGCGGGCAGCTTCGAGCGCGGCGTTCATGCTCGCTCCAGCGGCACGTTGAAGATCAGAGCGTTGCCTGCCGCATCAGGCGTCGCAGCGCGGGCCTGCGCCAGCATGCTGTCGAACTCCTTGCGATAGGCTGCCAGCTTGGCCGTGAACAGGTCTTCGGCGTCCGCCTGGTTTTCAAGGCACGCCAGCACATAACACTTGATCACCGCCAACCGATTGCGCCAGGCATCGGTAAACGTGCCAAGCATGTCCACCTCGTCAAACGCTCGCGTCTCGCGGTCGATGGTGCAGAACTTGGCTAGGTAGGCATCAGGGTAATTCAAGATGGTCATTGCTGCTGCCTGATTCCGTCGTTGACGATCCGGTCAAATTGTCGCACCGCCTCGGTAGCTGCCCGAAGCAAGTAGTTGTCGCCTCGATAGCCTGGGTGCTTGACTGACTTGGCAAACACGAAGCCATTGCCAGAGACCCAGCGCAGGGCTTTCTTGTTCTTCGGCTTGATGACATGCGGGCGAGTGCCCAGCAGCACGAAAGCGGCGTAGGGTGCGCGGTTGGTGTCATGCCCCACGGCACGCCCGTTAGGGATTGCGCGGTTGTACAGCGACTGACGCAGCGCCCCAGTCCTGGTGTGTGCGTCCGCGCCAGCCTCGGCCTGATCGTAGGCGACCTGCGACATATTGCGAATGACGTAGCCCTCAAGGCCCGCAGGGATCTGCGTCAAGCTGTTGATCAGCCCGCCGATGTCGCCTACCTGAACCGAGATGCTCATTTCTGAAAGAAGTTGTTACCGAATTGAACCAAGGCAAACACAGTGACCGCCAGGCCCCAAACGCCAATGCCGCGATTGATCCACATTTCAACCTTGCGGTCCAGCTCGCCGCTTGACGTTTCGACCATAGCGATGCGCTGCTCTGCACGCCCGATGCGCTCGCCTTGATTGCTCAGACGTTCTTCGACCAAGACAAGTTTGGTCACCGCGTCAGCGAGTTTGTCAACCTTGCCTTCTAGGCGTTTGAAGTCGTTGTCGGTCATTCTTCACTTCTCAGCCAGAGGTTGCGTCGTGATCGCCCGCAGCACCACGATGGCCGCCGCGATGACGCTGCCGACGATAGCATGACCCCAGGGCGGAATCGGCAACTGCAACACGAAGCCTTGCAGCACGGACAGCACCGCCAGTGCGATGGCGAACCAGACGGTGCGGGACTTGAGAGCCTGGACGAGCATGTTCGGCCCCTTGTAGATGATGCTGGCGTGGATCAAACCCACATCCGCTGCGGCGTGTCGGGAAAGACCCGGTATGCCTCAAGCTCCGGCGCTTCGGCGTAGTGGCGC